TAACACCAGCCCAATACTTGAGTTTGAGTCAGGTTTGCATAAGGAATAAATGAACCGCCTGTAGTTGGCTCTGGAAAAGAGCAAGAACCATATTGAGTTGCGTTATGAGTTCCGTCTGTACCATTGCAACGCCAGCCAGCAGTTAAAACTACTTCTGTTTCACCAGCTATAGGCTGAGATGAAACATCCATATATTCGATAATCCATGTAAGTGTTGTCATTTTATAAACCTACCTTTGCTTTAAGTTGTTCAATTATTGCTTGTTGTTCTTGAATTGCTTTAATTAGCATAGGAACAAAAACAGAATATTTAACTGATTTTGTGGTCGTTCCTAAATCATTTCCATTAACATCTTTATCAACAGATTCTTCAATCATTCCCGGAAATATTGATTCTAATTCTTGAGAAACAACACCAAGTTGTTTTACTTTGTTAGGGTCTGATTTAAAATTGTATTGACGAACTTGAACTTTCATCAAATCAGAAAGTTTTGGTGTCGCATCAACAATATTTTCTTTTAATTTAGCGTCAGAAATACCAGCATAACTATTGTTAGTGTTTTGCACATTTCCGTTGCCAAAAACAAAAAACATATAGTTGCCATAACTATCGTTATAGTAACTAAATGCTTGATAACTTCCTCCAGCAGCCAGATTTGTTACTCTTGAACGAACACCTGGACCGTTATAAGAAGCATTTGTAGTTTGTGCTTCTATTGGAAATCCACCCGTGCCTGAATAAAGTAAAGATATGGCGGGAGCTGAACCAGATGCTGAAAGAGATATTTTTCCATTTGTGCTTGTAGTGCCAACCAACAAATTACCACTAGAATCAAGACGCATTAACTCGCCTTTGTTGGTGCAACTAAATGTTAGAACTGCATTATTAGCTCCACTAGCACCAGCATTATTTAAATAAAAGAAGTTAGTGTTATCTGAGTTATAAACACCCATTGAACCATTGGCTAAAATGGCTAAACCACCATTAACGGTGAGTTTTGAAAAAGAAGCTGGATTAGTGATTCCAATACCTACATTACCACTAGAGTCAATACGCATCCGTTCTGAACCAGTTGTATAAAACTGTATAGGAATAGATGATGCCGTATAAATATATGCCCCAGTACCACCTAAACCAAAATACACATCACCAAAAGTATTTTTAGCTTCCCAATAAGTATCGTTAGTATTTCCTGTATTATTTAATCTACCTACTACACCAGTTGTAGATTGAATATCAAGTTTATTTGCAGGACTACTAGTGCCAATACCTAAATTAGTTCCATCAAAATAAAGGCTAGAGCTAGAACTAAATGCACTTGTTCCATTTCCATAAGGAATATAACCAGCAGTTAATGATGTAAGTCCTGTACCGCCTTGAGGCACGGTTATTGGTGTGCTTGTACTTGAAATTGTGACATTAGTTAATGTCAAATTACCAATACTGGTGTAAGTATTGGAAAGCGTCATTGCCACATTACCTAAAGTAATGGGAGACGCAAAGTTAGCATCTAATTGCGCTAAAGGAATAGCGGTTGTGGCACCGGCAAAGGTGTACGGAATAGTCATTTAAAACCTCACTCTCAATTCGTGTTCGTATTCAAATCCATTTAAAACAAAGTTCGGATAAGTTGATGTCACAGTCATCCCCAAATACTTGCCATACTGTTGAGCATCGGTTTTATAGAGAGTATATCCCTGTCCGCCGAACCAGCCAATAGTTGTAGAACTATTATTTATCCAAGTAATTGTGACGCCCAAGTTGTTGTACCAAGTTACAAAATTGCCTAACAAATACGCTGGACTAGAACCGGACTCGGAATCCACAGTCACGGACAATTCAGCAGGAGTTGTTGTAGTTGCTTCAATACCTACTTTTAATGCTTGTTTTGTACGGATGTTATCACCCATAGGTTGCAGGGCAGTTTGCACATAACTTGAAATATTAGCACTTGCATCGGCATAAAGCTGGACGCAATTAGTACCGTTAGTGCCATACAAATTTACTTTGCCGCTTACGGGCGCTGAAGTAATGTATTTGAGGTCATTACCTTGACTGGTAAAGAACCATTTTTTCTCAAAAAATATTGCTTGCATATAGCGAGCAGAGCTTGATGTTCCCTGAGTTCCGGTGTACTTAAAGTTAAATGCAGCGCACAAAATGTTATTGAGCAAGACTTGTCCAGCCGTAGTTTCCTCGGTAACAAAGTCAATACTAGGGAAAACCCCATCTAAAGCATCTGAAATCTTTGAGGTGGTAGAGCCGACTAGCGCATACACCCCATAATTGTTCATAAAAAGTACCGAACGGAAATATGGAAATAGGGCATAAGCCAGCTTGGAACCCACAGAAGCGCTGACATTGGTATTAGTAAACAGAGTAGTACCAGTATTAGTAACCCTAACATCCGAAAACACATTGATTGAGTCATCGCCAAAAATGTATAGAAAGTTGTTAGCAGATAGCAATTGCTGGATATTGCCATGCAAAGTTGAATCTGAAATGGTTACTGCGCCAGCGGAAACGCTTGTAAAGTCACTAGATGAGCCAGCAGCGCTGTAATAAACGGTACGACCTTGAGCAATCCATACGCGCCCAGAAAAGCTAGCTATACCCACATTCTTGTCAGTTGTGACATTGGCTACTGCCGTTGCATTGCTTCCTCCGCCTCCAGTAATGGTGACGGTAATATTTGCTGCGTTGGTATAGCCAGTTCCGGGGTTAGTCATAATGACTTCGGTAACTTGACCGCCAGCCAAAATAGCCGTTCCTGCCGCGTTAGTGCCGCCTCCGCCAGTAATCGTGACTACGGTGTTTGCAGCATTGATGTAGTTTGAACCGCCATTAGTAACGGTGATGCCAACGGTACCTTGAGCAAAAGTAGTCAAGCCAGCTACCGCAGTTGCTCCAGAACCGCCTCCGCCTACAAGGGTAACAGTAGGGGCTGAGGTATATCCAGAGCCAGCTTCCATCAAGCTGATGCTGGTTACGATGCCTGTATCTACAACGGCATTAGCGGCTGCATTAGCGCCTCCACCACCTGTAATCGTCACACTTGGGGCTGAGGTATATCCAGAGCCGGACGTGGTCACAGAGATGGCTACAACGCCTCCAGATTGTATTGTGGCACCAGCAATAGCTTGCACACCATTTGAAAGGTTTGGAGCGCCAATAACGACCTGAGGAATAGAGGTATAGCCTGTTCCAATATTGGTCATGCCAATAGATAAAACGGAGCCTGAGCCAGAACTAATTGAGCAAACGCCAGTAGCCTGAACTCCATTAGCTTGGTTTGGTGCTGAAATTTGTACTGTGGGCGCGGAAGTATAGCCACTTCCTTGATTGGTTAAACCTATGATTCCAACAGAACCAACACTAATAACGCTAGTGCCATCCCATGTGAAATACCCTTTTACGGGGTCACAAATCAATAAATATTCATTTTTCCATTGGGAAACATTGATATTGTCGGTGCTAAAAGTGCCAGCAGCAGCAATTGTGCCTTTAGTTAAATTATCTAAACGCACATATTCAGCGCTTCCATCGGACTCAAAAGCAACTAAATAATCCACCAATCCAATGTTGGCAGAGAAAAAATACAAAACTGTATGGCTAAAAGTAATCCCTAAATCGGTGTAATTAGGAATAATTTTGAGGTTGCCATAACCAATTGGCATAGCATTTTCAAGCCAAGAAAACTCGGTGTCTTCAATGGCAGTACGGTTAGCTTTAGTGTCAAGACCTTTAAATTGTTTGACAATGGCATACGATTTTTTTTGCTCTGCGGCTGCCATAATTAGTATGGAGTGCTATAAGGGTTGAGCATCCTTCTGGTGTAAACCGAGGTCTGTACCGCCATAACTTGCTTGTCATATTGTTGCTTAAATATTTCAGCTTCTCCAAAGGATTGCTCAAAATACTTCGCTTGATAAGCAGCGTAGAACTGAACCGGATTGTAGTACGGGTCATTGATGGTATCTGTGTCTGCAAGATTTACCATTGGTGTCGGCAAAATTACAGTATCAATTTCAACGGTATAAACTTGGTCTGGTACCGGAGAAATGTAAATTTGTGATTGCCCGAATACGCTAAACGCAATAGGGCGTCCAATATAATTTTGCCAAAAACGCAATTGCGCGTTGAAATCTGTCCAAGACAAATAACGCATTGGAATACGCGTATTGCCCCAATACAAGTTAATGTTTAATACATCAAGGGTCTGAGTGCCTTGTGGCAAACATGAAAAATTAATAATTTCAGATGGTCCTGCATATTGCAAAGTAACCGTTCCATTAAGGAATGTAGTGCTTGGCGGATATGGATTAGGACCAGATGGGTAGTTAGGAGCAGTAGTGCTAAAGACGCCGCCGTTTACTACCTTGTAAATAAAGATGTTATAGACAACATAATCGCCGGTGTTAGCTGTGCCACCACCAGTCCAGAAATAGGGTGTTGCACCTCCCGCTACAGGCGTAGTAGGTACAGTCGTAATTTGAATCGTGCGTAAGCATCCGGTATCCCGGACTACGCGCTCCCTGCCAGCATTAATGTAATCTGTTAATTGCTGGTCGGAGTAAAAGTTTCCATTAGCATCATGCAAGAGTCTTCTGACTTGCGTGATGTAGCCTTGCAGAGTTTGTGACATTGATTTTCCATATTAAGCTGCTTGGCTAAGGACTTTTCCCCCTGCCTTCTTTTGGGAGGGCAAGGGTACTCTTTCCACCACCGGGGATAACGAGTGATTCTTTTTTGGAGCTTGCTCCGAAATTAAGATTTTGGACAAAATAGCCAAACCTTCCGGCACTTCCGCTTTAGTTCTAATTAAACCTAAACGAGCAAGGAATGGTTCTTTATCCATCTCCATGTAACCAAATAAGTGACGAGCCACCTCTACTTCCACCTCCACCGTCTCCCCGATAGGAAAAGCGTACGGTTTAAAAGCATAATCAAAGTGTATGGGTTTTTCCCATGTGTTCGTCACAAATAAGGTTGACATAATTAGAAGCTCACAGTATCGCCATAAACACGAATATCACAAGTGCCATTAGCAACTGCGGTATTCACTTTTACAAATAAAGCCTGAACGGTATAACCATTCACAACGGTTGTCGTGCTATACGGGCTAGCAACAGTCAAGTCCTGATAAGTAGTAGTCGCTGTCAAATTGGATAACACGGTAGCCGCAACTACCGCATTACTCGCATTGCCATCGTTAGAAGTCAGAATAGACACATTGGCTGTACCAATATTTCCATTAGGATTCTGAACGGTTACGCGTCTAATAATTACGCTTCCTGAACTAGCGGCATTTGCCCCTGCGGTCAAACCGCCGCTAAGAATAGGAATTGTAATAACAGCATTGCCTGTTGCACCCAGAGGCACGCCAGTAGCGGAAGCAATGGCATAGTTGCCAAAGTTTACCGCCGTATTTTGTGCTACTGAATCTACGCTAGACATGGCTGCTCCTTATTTGTTGTATGTGCCTGATACTGGTTGACCGCCGTTAGTAGCAAACAATGTAATCGTTGGTGTGCCAGAAAGCACATTAGCGCGTACATTGTAGCCGTCAGCGATGAACAAGCCGCCAGTATTGTTAGCAACAACGACAGCCCACGAAGCATTGCTGATATTGCCGTCAGTATCGGTGTTTAATTCGATAGTGACATTGGCTGTAGGAGCAATGTAATAGATGCCGGCTGGCATAACAACAGTAGCGTTACCAGCAGCGTAGGCTTGAAAATAGCCAGATGCCGCGTTAGTTGCTACATTCGATACTAGGATTTTATTGGAAGCTAATGACATGGTTTATCTCCTTAGATAGAAAGTGAGTTGTAACCGGTCACTTGTGTCATTGACTTAGGCTTGGTATTAACCAATTCCGCAATCATTAACACAGCACCAACATAACCAATCTGCCAGTTAGGAAGAGTGGACTCAAATCCTGTAAATACGAACGAACCTTGGTCATGGATGTACAGAGACAAGTAGTTAGTATTTAGGAAGTACACAGTACCTTCAGGGCAATATGGGTCTGGATAGATTGGAACACCAGCGACCATCAAAGCGCGGAAAGCAGCTTGAGGACCATTGGAGTCGCTATCAAAACCATGACCGGGGGTGATGACATACTGTTCTTGACCT